GTCAATATAATAAAGCAGCTAAAGATAGATTAAGCACTATAGTAAAAAATAAAAAAACTTTAAAATCAACTAACCCTAAAATTTCTCAAGCTAAAAAAGATAAAGCTAAAAAACAAAATAAATTTTTACAAGGTGGGGATGGTCAAAATTTTAAAAAACCAATTAAACAATATGCATCGGGTGGCAGAGTTAAAAGAGCTGCTGGTGGACCTGGTTTATACGCAAACATTAAAGCTAAAAAAGATAGAATTGCAGCGGGATCAGGTGAAAAAATGAGAAAAGTTGGAACCAAAGGAGCACCCACTGCTCAAAACTTTATAAACGCAGCAAAGACCGCTAAAAAGGTTTAATGCCCGCAAACTCTATAAGAAAAACTACCAGTACAGGTGGTAATTATAGACCGACAAAATCTGGAGCTGGAATGACAGCAAAAGGTGTAAGAGCTTACAGGTCCGCAAATCCTGGAAGTAAATTAAAAACAGCCGTAACTGGAAAAGTGAAGCCAGGATCAAAAGCTGCTAATCGTAGGAAGTCATACTGCGCTAGATCACTAGGACAATTAAAGAAGTCATCAGCAAAAACTCAAAACGATCCTAACTCGCGAATAAGACAGGCACGGAGAAGATGGAAATGTTAAATGAGAACAGCTATATTAGACGCGTTAGAAGCTAGATACGAAGCACACATTGCTGAAGCGCACGCAACAATAAAAATATATTTAGAAAATTCAGTAGGTATTGGGGAACACCCACAACATATTGATGAACTAGACAAACAATTCGAAAAGATTGCTAGTGCTGAAGAAAAATTAAAAGCATTGGAAGATTTTAGAATAGAAAGAAAGGAAATGTAATGGAAGACGGATTAACAATACTATCAAAAATACAAAAAACAATGAGAGAAAATCTACAAAAAGTAGGTGACATCTTGATAAGTGGTGGCGTTGACAACATGGAAAAATATCAGTATATGTTAGGTCAAGCTAGAACGTATCAAATAATGTTACAGGAAATCTCTAACCTGCTAGATAACAAGGAGCAAAAAAATGAACAAGGAACAGTCATCGACCTCAACTCAAGAAGTCCCAAAGCATAAGTTTGCATTGGAAGAAAAATATAAAGAAGATAAAAAAAACAAACCTAAAGAAAAAGATTTAGCTAAAGCTGAATTAACTAAATTACCTAATCCTACTGGATGGAGAATTTTAGTTCTACCTTTTAAACAAAAAGAAAAAACTAAAGGTGGTATTATATTAGCAGACGACACTATTGAGAAATCTCAAATTGCATCTAATTGTGGTTTGGTTTTAGCAATGGGTCCACATTGCTATGATAAAGAAAGATATCCCGAAGGCCCGTGGTGCAAGAAAGGTGATTGGATTATCTTTGCTAGATATGCAGGATCAAGAATACAGATAGACGGAGGGGAAGTAAGACTGCTAAATGACGATGAAATTTTAGCAACCGTTAATAACCCCGAAGATATATTTCATCAATATTAATCATAGAAGGAGATAACTATGCCAGAAGAAAATAAAAAAGTAGAAGAAATGGTCGACATAGATAATTCAGGACCTGAAATAGAAGTTAACATAGAAGAAACAAAGGAGAATGAAAATAATGAAACTATTAACAACGATAATAAGTCCGATGGTACACTTTCGAAATCTGATGAGCAGTTGGATATTCGAGTTGGCGAGGACGACAAAGAACCAGTTGCAGAGAAAAAAGAAGAAACTAAAAAAGAAGAACTAGAACAATATAGTGATGGCGTTCAAAAAAGAATTGCAAAACTTACTAAAAAATGGCGAGAAGCAGAAAGACAAAGAGAAGCTGCTTTAGAATATGCTAAAGGTGTGCAAGATGAACATTCTAAACTAAAAACAAAAGTATCTAATCTAGAACCTAGTTATGTTAATGCAATGGAAGGTAGAGTTGTATCTGGTTTACAAGCAGCACAAGCAAAATTAGTTGCTGCAAGAGAAGCTGGAGATATTAAATCTGAAGTTGAAGCACAAAAAGAAATAGGTAAATTAGGTGTTGAAGAATCAAGAGTTGCTGGAATGAGACAAAGAGTGGCAGCGGAGATGAAACAAGTACAACAACCTGTAAAAACATTAGAAGAATCTATAGCACCAACACAAGCTGCACCAGATCCAAGAGCCGAAGAATGGGCTGACAAAAACACTTGGTTTGGTCAAGATAGTGCTATGACGTACACTGCTTTTGATTTACATGAAAAACTAACCAAGGAAGAAGGGTTTGATCCTGCTTCAGACGAATATTATGCTGAAGTAGATAAAAGAATGAGACTTGACTTCCCGCATAAATTTGGTAAAACCGAAACTAGGGAATCGACTAAACCTACACAAACTGTAGCGTCAGCTACGCGAAGTGTTAATAATAGTCGCAAAACAGTGAGGCTCACACCGTCTCAAGTAACAATTGCTAAAAAATTAGGTGTGCCACTAGAACTTTATGCGAAACAACTAAACATCACGAAGGAGAGATAAGCATATGATAAACGATAAAAAAATAGACTCCCGTGCGAGCCAAACAAAAGTTAAAGAACAAAAAAAAGTTTGGACTCCACCATCATCTTTAGATGCACCACCCGCACCAGATGGATTTAAACATAGGTGGATAAGAGCTGAAACGATGGGTTTTGACGACACATCAAATATGTCAGCTAAACTACGATCAGGTTTTGAATTGGTTAGATCCGATGAATATTCTGATATAGATTATCCAACTGTTAATACTGGTAAATACAAGGGAGTGATCGGAGTTGGCGGCCTACTGCTAGCAAGGATACCAGAAGAGATTGTAGAAGCGCGCAAGGAGTATTTTGAAAAACAACTTCAAGATAGAAATAACGCGATTGATAATGATCTTATGAAGGAGCAGCATCCAAGTATGCCTATCAATAGTGATAGACAGACTCGTGTAACCTTCGGTGGTACAAAGAAAAGTTAATTTTTTAGCAATTCTTACCAACGATTTAAATTAATCGTTTGCTTTCGAGCAAACAAAAGGAGATAACAATATGGCAAATAAAGATGCAGCTTTTGGTTTTAAACCGACAAGACACTTGTCTGGTGGACTAATCAGAGCAGAAGAGTATGCAATTGCTAACAACGCCTCAGGTTCCATTTTTAGTGGACAAGTCGTTGAAGCAGTAGCAGGTGGTGGTATTGAACCAGCAGCAGCGGGAGACACACAACAATTGGGTGTATTCGGTGGTTGTTTTTTTACTGACCCCACAACAAGTAAACCTACGTTTAAAGCGTCATACACACAAGTCGCAGCAGCGGATATAGTAGCTACAGTTCATGTAGATCCTAATATCGTGTATGAAGTACAGCATGATGGTACTGGAACAGCACTGATGAATAATTCGGCTTTTGATTTTGTAGGAGTAGCAGGTTCTGCTATTACTGGTCAATCAACTTCGGAGTTAGACACGTCTAGTTCAGGAACATCAGGCGGTTTTAAACAAATCGGTATATCAAAAGATCCTGACAATAGTGATGTGGCTTCAGCAAATGCAAATGCATATGTTGTATTCAACACTGGCGAACATGTCTTTAAATTAACAACAGGCGTATAATAGGAGTATAAATTATGGCTATATCAAGAGCACAACTAGTTAAAGAACTAGAGCCAGGTTTGAATGCATTATTCGGCTTGGAATACAAAAACTACGCAGATGAGCATGCTCAAATTTTCGATGTCGAAAATTCGGACAGAGCTTTTGAAGAAGAAGTAATGTTAAGTGGTTTCGCAAACGCTTCAGTAAAACCTGAAGGTTCAAGCGTTAACTACGATACAGCACAGGAATCTTTCACTGCTAGATACACACACGAAACGCTTGCTTTAGCGTTCTCAATCACTGAAGAAGCGATTGAAGATAACTTGTACGATAGACTTGCGTCTAGATATACAAAAGCATTAGCTAGATCAATGGCAAATGCTAAACAAGTTAAAGCAGCAAACGTACTGAACAACGCGTTCAGTTCGTCTTTCACAGGTGGTGATGGAGTAGAACTTTGTTCTGCTGTTCACCCAATTGTGGCTGGAACGTTCAAAAATGAACTGTCAACTGCAGCTGACTTAAACGAAACTTCGTTAGAGCAAGCTCTTATTGACATCGCAGCAATGACTGATGAAAGAGGCCTAAAAATTGCAGCTAAAGGAGTTAAAATGATAATTCCTTCTGCGCTTCAATTTACTGCTGAAAGACTTATGAAGTCTCAAGGTAGAACAGGTACTGCAGATAATGATATCAATGCAGTTGGTAACATGGGGATGATTCCTCAAGGTTATGTAGTTAATCACTACTTAACTGATACTGACGCATTCTTTATCAAGACTGATGTTCCTAATGGATTAAAAATGTTCGTTAGATCACCAATCAAAACTGCAATGGAAGGCGACTTCGAAACTGGAAACGTTAGATACAAAGCTAGAGAGAGATATTCTTTTGGATTCTCTGACCCTAGAGGTATCTTCGGATCACCAGGAGCAGCGTAATCGTAATAATTTTGTGGCGGACATAGTTCCGCCACACTTTAAATATAGAAAGACAAAACATGAAAAATACCTCTATCAACATTTGGGCCTACAATTATCACGCTAAATTTAATATTGAGCATGATGAAGATACAGCTGAAAGTGTTGAAAAAGCAATACTTGACAAGCTAGGAGAAAAGAGTATAGTTTGGGAATATCTCGGAGATGCATATCATTCGGGATTAAATAGAATAACTTATGAAGAGGTTATCGATGATACAAGACCTGTACAAACAAAAAAGGTCCTTGGAGTTGAAGTGGCAACAGGAGCACCTAGATAATAATAGGTATACTCTTGAGATGGTTAAGATAGATGACAAAGTTAAAAGAGTCATTACTGACATCAAGCTGGAAGAAGCAGCTATTGCACATAGACAGAATCAAGTTGAGGATGTCACTCCACAAGTTTCTGTAGCTACTTAAGTCACAAAGCTACATCGCTGAAATCGCACTTTTATTACAGGGTCTCTTGCACTCTATTAAAAACTGTTGTACAATTACCACACTATATAAAAAATAAATTTTAAATGTAGACGCGTATAGTCGACATCCCTAGGGACTACATTTATATATTCTAGGAGGAATATAACATGGCAAACACAACTTTTTCGGGACCCGTAAGATCGGAGAACGGATTTAAAACTATAACTAAAACTGCATCAACAGGTGTAGTACATGATAGAACTTATGGTACACCAGCAAAGGATGCAAGAAGAGCTTACTTAGAAGAAGACTTCATGCAAAGACCTGGTATCAATGCAAATATTGACCAAGTCTCTACAGTTGAAGTTCAAAGAGCTTTAAATAGAAACTGGGAAGCATTAGGAACTAACATGACTACTGCTCTATGTACATTTGCGACAACTGGCGCTGGAGTTTTAGTAACAACAGCAACAGCTGATCAAGATCAAGGTATTTTGTTACCACATTTAGATACTGCAGCGACAGCATGGGCAGGAACTTTATGGGGAACAGAAAACTCAGTTCATTTTGAAACATCACTGCAGATACCTGCACTTGATAATCAAAAAGTTTGGACGGGTCTAAAGTTAACTAATGATCAATTAGTTGCTACGGACGCTAACCAAATGTTCTTTAAATATCAAACAGATGCTACAAATAGTGAAGCCTTTACTGATTTTACTAAATGGCATTTTGTTCATAGTATTGGTGGCACTGATTATATCAGTCAATTGCCAATTACTGTTGCAACAAACACACCATACCACTTTAAAATTGAAGTTGATTCAGATAGAAAAGCGGCAATTTTTGTAAATGGTGTACAATACAATGTAACAACTACTGCGGGCAGCACTGGTGGTACAGCGGTAACGACTGGTACTACTAAAACAGCAGCTTTGACAGACAACATTGATTTAATTCCTTACGTTGGAATTGAAGCAGGAGCGGCGGCAGCGGAAGCAGTCAACGTTCATTATGTTGCTTGTAGCAGAAACGTATACGAATAATAATTAACTCTCTGGGTGGAGTGTAATGACTTCACCCCTAGATAAGGAGTAAAAAATGGCAGACTTAGTACTAAACCAAACGGTTTATCAAGGCGAAAAAAAACTAATAACACATTATCAAAATGTTTCAGATAGTGATGGAGGCACAACTACAGTTGTTGATGTTTCAGCATTAACTGCAGACAGAAATGGCAATGCATGTGCAACGGTTACATTAAATAAAATATGGTATAGTATATCTATGACAGCAAAGGTAGACGCTGTTAAATTAATGTGGGATGCAGATACCGATGCAACTTTTTTAACATTAGAACAAAGTGGATTTTTAGATTATAGCTCTATAGGTGGAATACCTAATAACAAGGCTACTAACTACACTGGTGATGTTAAATTTGTTACGCCAGCGTGTACCGCTAATGATAGTGCCACAATTACGTGTGAATGGCTTAAGAATTACTAGGAGGTAGCGAATGGCTAATACTACTTCCGGAACAGTAACGTTCGATAAGACTTTTGCTGTAGATGAAATTATTGAAGAAGCTTACGAACGAATAGGTTTACAATCTGTTTCGGGATATCAATTAAAAACAGCAAGACGTTCTTTAAATATATTATTTCAAGAATGGGGAAATAGAGGTTTGCACTACTGGGAAGTAGGCGATACTAATATTGATCTTGTTGAAGGCCAAGCTGAGTACACTTTCTACAGAGCAACAGGAGATGGAACTTCATCAACAACCGTTGGTGGAACAACAGGAACATCAACTTATGGTGTTGCTGATGTTTTAGAAGCAACTTACCGAACAGGTAGAGGAACAGTATCAGAAGCAGATTCTACTCTTACTAAAACAGATAGATCAACTTATTCTGGATTAGCAAACAAATTATCTA